TTACGCCAGTTTCAAGCCAGCCTGATTTTCTCCTTGTGTCGTATTTGTGTCATGGTTGCCAAAAATGGCATCAATTTTCCGTGCGTGTTCGCTTAAGTGGTTCGGTGCCAGGTGAGCGTATCGACGGACCATTTCGATGGACTCCCAGCCGCCCATTTCTTGCAGAACGGACAACGGCACGCCGGACAGAATTAACCAGCTCGCCCAGGTATGCCGGAGGTCATGAAAACGGAAGTCTTCTATACCCGCTCTTTCCAATCCAATGCGCCAGGCGACATTGTCATCCACTCGCATTTTGCGGACAGCCGGAGTGACGGTTTTATCCGGGCGCGTTGATGGCTTCGTGTGAACGAATACCCACCTGGAACTTTTCCCGATCTGATCCCTTAACACCCTGCATGCGGTATCATTCAGAGCCACGCCGATAGCCTTGCCCGCCTTCGCGTTCTCCGGATTTACCCATGCAACCTTTCTCTGCATATCGACCTGCTGCCACTCCAGATCAATAATGTTGGAGCGGCGCAGGCCGGTTGCCAGTGCAAATATCACCACCGGCTTTATCGACTCCGGCATGCAGGCAATTAACCTTTCTGCCTCGTCCCTGGTCAGCCATCGGATGCGTTTGCTGATCGGCTTTTTGGTTTTTATAACCGGGGCCGTTTTAATCCAGCCCCAGTCATTTGCCGCAGCCTTGAACAGAGATCGCATGAACGAAAGGTGCTGGCTCTTTGTCGCCTGGCTTACCGGTTTCTCAACATACGGAGGCGGCTCTTTCCCCCGGCGTATAGCCGCGTCCCGGCGCGACTCCCACACCTGAATATGCTTGCGGTTGACCATCTTCGAAACAGCTTCATGAACCTGATCAGCCGTGATGGTTGAAATATCCCGGCCGGAGAAATGCCGCAGGAAATATTCGATTTTGGTCTTATCGTCATCAAGTGACCGCTTATGCTCCTTCTCGCGGATCCACCTGATGCAACATTCCTCAAACGTCCTCGTCGGCAGTTCCCCGATTTTATCAACCCGCCACGCTTCAGCCTTCAGTTTGTCGTGCAGCTCCTGCGCTTGTTTCTTGTCCCCCGTTCCAAGAGATTGTCTAATTCTTTTTCCTGACGGCGTAACGAAATGACAGTGCCAGACGCCGCCTCTGAGGGTGATTGACATAAAATTTCTCCTTTATGTTCACCCGCGCTCGCGGAAACAGGATCGCGCGGGTCATGTAAATACGCAATACAGGCGACGTCGGTCGTGCGGTATTTGTTCCCGATCTTCTTCCCGGCCAGCTGCCCCGAGTCGATAAGACGGTAGACAGTTCTCGGTGAGGTGATTAGTAGTTCTGCCGCCTGTCTGGCTGTCAGTGTTTTTGCCTCAACCATGTATTTCCTCCAGGCAAAAAGAACCCGGCGAGTGGCCGGGCAAAAGGGATCACGAGGCAGTGCTTTCGCACCCAATAGCCAGCTCATAACTGGCTATCAGCTGCGTCATTAAGTGAAATAGAAAAAGGCATCTGATTTAGTCCGCATAGCTACCCATGCGCTAACCATCTTTCCGGTCTTTGTTGCATGATGTACGTTAGCGACAAAATGCATCTGTTGCGTATTACTTCGCCAGTGGGGCATCCCAAGTAGCCGACGTGCGGCCGCGTTACTCTTCATAATTTCTCCTCACACTGCACGTTTGGCGTGCGATATTGATCCATTAAAAAACCTCGCCGTGGCGAGGTTTATCGATTGTTAAAATTTAGATATTGGTATGGGCTTTAACTCTGTTATTGCCTTTTCAATCTCTTGTTCTGATGGCTTCTGATCATATGCAATTTGGTATATGTATTTTTCTTTCGTATCTGGATCGACCCAAACATATTCATGGACAGGGTATCCTTGTTTCTTACCTGTGCTGATATTTGCATAGTAAAACACAGGTGACTCCACTTTCATTTTCAAATCGATTACTGGGCCATCATTCCTAAAAACTAAGCAACCTGGCATAAAAAGTCCTCGTTATGCGGGAAATATTATTCACTTATGACCCTACACTTTGTCGGTCAAAATGCGCAAGTTGATTAACTCATAGTTTACTGGTCAGGCTGGATTATCCTGAACATTGGGCACCACCTTAAATTCAATTACCCAAACCCATGGGTTGGCCTTCCAACTTTCCTCGCCGTAGATTGATTCCCACAGGTACTTAAATGCGCCTGTTGCCGTTGGTCTTCCGGTCATATTGTGGTCTGCAATGCAGTCGTAACAGTCCTGTGAGTCAGCAAGTGCATCCATGTCGATTCCTTCCGCTTCTGCATCCGCTTCACTGATGCCATTCAAGCGCTCCACCCGCACGCCGGTAACTTCCAGCAGAATGCGACAGGCTGCGTGAGGCATGTGGATAGATGGTTTCCAGCACGAACGGCCATCTTCATAGCCATCGTCATCACCCCAAGTAAAATCCCCATCTGCTGCGTAGATAGCGTGACCAGTGTAGTAACCACTACCAAACGGCATTTCGTGAATGGCTGTGGCAGGACGGTCAGGGTTCCATGGCTGAATGCGACCGTCCTCATCCAGTTCATGACTCACTACTCCCCACGTTTCCCGTACCCAGATGCGATCGCCAACCAGACCGAATGGACAATTACTGGCAAGGCTGTGTCCTGGAATTGCAGGAACAGATTTCATGCTCCGGACCCATCCAGCACCGTATACCTCATAAAAACTACCATTGAGGACAGGCTGTACCTTCATGATCCTGCGTGTCTGCGTCTTCCTGCCGTCGAGAATGGCGCACACCATCTCGCCGTTAAAAATCATTCCGCGCTCTTTCACTGGTGCCCCCTCTGCTTATTCTTCAGCTCAATGACGGATTGGCAATCCGCGCATGTCTGGCATCCGGGAACGGCAGCGCGCCGCGGCTCGGGAATTGGTTCGTCGCACTCTTCACAACGCCCAGCTGATACGGCATTACGGTCGATGCGGTGAGCGGAAAGGGCAGCGTTACGCTGAAGCTCTTCAATCTCAGCTGCGGTATCGATGATGTCGGCCATAATCACTGCTCCCATGTCTTAAGATTCTCCCCGCAGAAGGGGCAGAAGTTCATAGCGATACCACGTCCGACATACTCGCCGGAGTGTAGTTGTGCAATATCGATTGCCGGCTTGCCAGTGCTGAAATTCACTCGTTCAGGGATAAACGCGCCTTTCGAACGATATGATGGGTTTCCATATTCGAGGGACTTAGCCAGCATGTCGCAGCGATTAATTAGATTTCCATTCAACGTACACTTATCGCTCATGGTCAATGCTCCCGGAACTGTCGGTTAATACGGTTGAAGGTGAACGCCAGCAATAAAAAAGGAGCCTTAAGCTCCTGGGTTATTAGTGCCTTCATGCTGCACCGCCTTCATTCTTCTCAGCTTCCACTGCCATCTGCTCAAGCCGTCGCGATAGCTCGGCGGCCAGCGTCTGGAATTCTTCATCGGTCGCCACCGGGATCGGCACAAAGCGAATCCCGATGTGCGCCAGGTGGTTGGCAATTTCGAGGCTTTTCCTCAAATCAACGGGTGCGGCTCTGTTCATGCTGGTAACCCTTTCACTGCGAGGAAGGTAGCCATCGACTTATCGACCATCTTCGTGTTGTGGTATTTGGAGATCGCCCAGGTGATGGCAAAGAGTATCCAGCGGAAGTGGCTGGTGTAGGTTTTGAACGTCAACCCGTCGCAGACATCCCACGCACTCCAACTTTCGGGCCAGTCAGCGTTATAAACTGCCTGATATGCTTCCCAGTCATTGCTAAATCCACCACGGCATAATTCACGGACTACCTCACGAACCTTGGCTTTATCACTGTCTCGAGTATCGTCTTCATCATCCCAGTCTTCGTCTTCCTGCTGGTCTTCTGGAGCATCTTCCAGATACTCGCTCATTGATTCCTTCAGGCTCCGGCAAAAAGCATCATGATCGTACTCTTTCGCCAATAGATCACATGCTGAATAGCCAGCGCCAGCCTCCAGCTTTTCTGACCAGTAACCGGTGTTAATCCCGTCTTGCCACGGACCGAAAAATTCGAACATGTCCGCGATACGGGAGAATGTCCAGGTGATCTTACCCAGCAATAGTGGACACGCGACTAAGTGAGTAAACTCTCAACCAGAGGTGACTCACATGACAAAACCAGCATCAACCACCAAAAAGCCACGCAAGCAGCACACGCCTGAATTTCGTCACGAAGCCCTGAAACTGGCTGAACGCATTGGGGTGGCCGCAGCCGCCCGCGAACTTAACCTGTATGAATCACAGCTCTACAACTGGCGAAGCAAACAGCAAAATCAGCTCTCTTCTTCTGAACGCGAACAGGAGATGTCCGCAGAGATCGCCCGTCTGAAGCGTCAACTGGCAGAACGGGATGAGGAACTGGCCATTCTCCAAAAGGCCGCGACATACTTCGCGAAGCGCCTGAAATGAAGTATGTCTTCATCGAAAAACATCAGGCTGAGTTCAGTATCAAAGCCATGTGCCGTGTACTTCAGGTTGCCCGTAGCGGCTGGTACATCTGGTATCAGCGTCGTTATCAGATAAACCGGCGTCAGCAGTTCCGCCTTGTCTGTGATAACGTCGTCCGGGAAGCATTCAGTGACGCAAAACAACGCTATGGTGCGCCACGCCTGACGGATGAGCTTCGTGCTCAGGGTTACCGGTTCAACGTGAAAACCGTGGCAGCCAGCCTGCGTCGTCAGGGGCTGCGGGCGAAAGCTTCACGAAAGTTCAGTCCGGTCAGTTACCGCGAACATGGTCTGCCAGTCTCAGAGAATCTGCTGAAGCAGGACTTTTACGCCAGCGGCCCGAATCAGAAGTGGGTGGGTGACATCACGTATCTTCGCACCGGTGAAGGCTGGCTTTATCTGGCCGTGGTTATCGACCTGTGGTCGCGGTCAGTCATTGGCTGGTCGATGTCCTCGCGGATGACGACACAGCTAGCCTGCGATGCGTTACAGATGGCGTTGTGGCGGCGTAAACGTCCGGAAAATGTCATCGTGCATACAGACAGAGGCGGTCAGTACTGTTCAACGGATTATCAGAGCTTACTGAAACGCCATAATCTGCAGGGCAGTATGAGCGCCAGAGGCTGTTGTTATGACAATGCCTGTGCAGAAAGCTTCTTCCACACGCTGAAGGTGGAATGTATCCACGGAGAGGACTTTGCCAGCCGGGAAATCATGCGAACAGCAGTGTTTAATTATATTGAGTGCGATTACAATCGGTGGCGTCGTCACAGTGCCTGTGGCGGTCTCAGTCCGGAACAATTTGAAAACCAGAACCTCCCTTAGGGTTGTGTCCATATTACGCGGGTAGGATCAATTTACCAAAGACTGTCCCATCTGGTTCAACTCCGTCTACGTCTGGCGGAACTGGCGTTGGGGCTTGGCTTAGTGTGGGAGATTCTACTCTTCGATCTATGCTAGCAGCGCCAGGCGGAGACAAGTTGATTGGTAGCTCATGGGGTGGGGCTAGCGTTTGGGAAGATTACCCTTATAAAGGCAGCGTTAAGCCGTCGAAGGTTATTTACCCAACCATGACAAACAGTGCCATTCAGACAATACTGTCTGGTGGTGGGGAGATATATGTATCTGACGGAACATATGAAATAACCTCAACATCAGAGACATGGAAATTATCTCAAAATACAAGAGTGACATTTTCATCTGGCGCGTTGTTGAAGCCAACAGTTGATGGTGTCACTGTACTCCGCATGTCATCTTTAGATGTTTCTAGTCAGTTCATCAGGAACGCCAAGTGTTTTGGCCCAAGAATCGACATGACTGGTCGATCTGGATGTATCGGTATTCATTTTTACAACGCAAGGAATAACTCTGGAATATATTACCCATGGGTCGATATGGGGATTGGCACTAATAACACGGGAATAAAAGTTGAATTCATGTCATATGGCCTTACTATCAGAGACCCTGAAGTTCTCAATGGAGGGGTTGGAGGTAGAAGAATATTCATTTTAAATGGACCAAACGCCATCAACATTGAAAATCACAGAGGTTATTCCTCGGACCCGGCAAACAAATGTGATTATGGCATAGTTATATTCAACAGCACAGACGGCAGCACCAATGTAGATTTTGTTAACACATTCACCACTGCTGCTGTTTGCATAACAGGGGGCTTTAGTCAGAACACCAGTCTATATGGTATTAATGACAGTGCCGATGGAACCAATGTTTATGGGATGTATTTTGAAAGAAATGATGTAGCTGATATAAGCCTGAGCAGCGGGAGCAGGGACTTTTATTGTGTTGGCATTCAGCATAGCCACTCAGTAGGTGATTGCATGTACCGAGGTCGGGGATGTGTAGGCGCAGTTATACAATCACCTAGCAATGGACTAAGAACTCGATGGTTCGATTTTTCAGGTGCCAGTCAATGTTATGCTTACATTCCAAGAGCAAGGGCATTCCCTGCCGGAACACTGGTTCCTATTGGGAATACTGATGGTTTAGCTGTTGACCGTGGAGCTCAATCATTTTCTCAATATACTTCAACATCGCTTCCTATCGATGTCAGGCAGGGTTACGCGCTTTATTACCTTAATGTTACTTCTGGCATGAACATCACTGTTTCTGGAACGCCATATAACGGACAAAAGATAAACATGCTCGTTCGAGGATCAGAGATATCTTCATTGTCGTTTTCTGGCGTTCCAGTGGATGTTACTGGAGCAAATACAACCCAAACAAAAACCGCCTCATTCACTGCAACATACTGGACGGTTCTTGGGAAGTGGACGTTAACAATGCCTCAATGGACCGCCTCATCATGACCTATATCATGCATACGATTAAATATGAATAGGCCACCAATAGCCATGCTGACGTCAAACAAAAACATAACCCTTGTTCCGCTAGCATAAGCCGTAGGTGAAAATCCAATCATCAGAGCGGAAAGGACTCCGCATAACAGTACTACTGAAATCAATGTAGCATCCTTAGCGGTTTTTGAAGCCAACAGACATGTAACCAGTATCGATGATAACGACAAGAGGTTAATAAAATAAGTTATGTAAACAACTGGATATCGCCATGTTGCTGATGAAATATACTCCTCAAATCTTATTAATCTTGACAGCATAGTATCAGGATAAAATGACAGAATGAAAGATAATACTTTTAATGAAAGTATGGATATCATTGCAGCATTCACAAGGCAAAAATCGCTGCGCCTCAAGAGGAAAGCTATAGATAAAATGCTCACGATAAAGAAAAGAAAGTTGTCATTGAAATTTATTTGATTAGATATTCTATCAACACCAACTGCTAACTTATGGAAAACACTATAGTTATTGAAGTCTGGCATCCAGTTTGAGATTTCAGAATGCAAGCGAATAACATTGCCAGGAGCAGCCAGAACAATTATCCCGCCGCAAACTAAACATGCAAAGAATGTAAGATCATAGGCTGAAATACCATCAGATCTATATTTGATGGCAAGGAATGCCAACACCCCTATAAACGCGGTCACAGCAAATTGCTCATTGTTGCATGCTAAAAATATTAACAAGCAAGATAAGAGTTTCTTGATGCTTGATTGGTTTTTTTTCAGAAATATCAGGATTGAGTACATTCCAATTGAAATTGGTATTATGTAGTTATAAGCCCCGGTAATCCACAGTGTAGCTTGCCTGTTCGTATGGAAGTCTGACAACATAATCAACAATGCAGCACTAACTAATGATAATGAGACAACCCCATCTTTAGAGGAAAATTTAGCTATGCAGTAACTCATTAGAATGCAAGATAAGGCTATTATAATCTGTGGAAAATATAAAATGTTTATAGTTTTCATTAGAAATGCTTCAATGAAAACCCGACCACTCCATGTCATGTACCTAATTTTTAAAATATCAGGAAGAGAGTACTTTTCCAGGGCTGTTGAAAAGAAATGATCGTCGGTAATATCTTTATAAACGACAGAAATGAAAACGTACATGATGCACACTGATATGGTTATTAAAGACACCACATTTAAATTTTTCCTGTTAACTGCAAACATGTTTCATTCCTCTGATTGTTCCATCATTCTCTGTTATAACATAGATTTCATTTGATGGACTAAGACCGAAGATACTGAATCTCGAAGCTGATGAGTAACCAGTTAGATCGAATTTCTTCTTTTCAGCTTTAAAGTAAGAGGTTACATCAGGTCTATTCTCTCTTACAGTTTTAATTTTGTACAAGGTTCCCCCGTCATTTAAAACAACATAAGTATTACCCTTATACATTCCTTCATATTTGGTTGTGGGGTAAATCCATCCTTTAACATAAACAGAAGATTGCCCTAAATGACATTTTTCAACATTTCCTTTTACCTCACTCCATATAACATCATTCTCGCCATATTGTAGCTTTTCCGGTCTATTCCAAACTATAAATGTGATTGCTACAGATATAGCACTGAATAAACATAGCCCAGAAAATGTGAGGCTCAGGTGTTTTCTATTAAGCATTTTTTTTACCCCTCAGCACATATCTCGGTCTGCCCTTGACTTCTACGTATATCCTTCCTATGTATTCTCCTAGCACACCAATCCCGATCAGCTGAATGCCACCAAGGAAAAGAATAGACACAAGTAAAGATGGATAACCACGTACGGCATTACCGAACACCAACGTGTCGAAAATCATCCAGGCACCGTACAAGAACGCTGCGCCAGCAACAAACAGGCCGATGTAAGTCCACATGCGTAGAGGGAAGGTGGAAAAGCTTGTGATCCCTTCAAGGGCAAGGTTCCACAGTTTCCATCCATTGAATTTCGTGCTGCCAGCAACTCGCTCGGCTCTGGCATACTCGACCACATCAGTGCGCCCACCAACCCATGACAAGACACCTTTCATGAAAAGGTTACGCTCAGGTAACAGCTTAATGTTTTCTACAACCTCACGCGACATGAGCCGGAAGTCGCCAACGTTTTCCTCAATTTTCGGATTACTGATTTTATTGTGAAGCTTATAGAACCACTCTGCGGTCTTGCGTTTCAGGCGGCCATCGGTGGATCGGTCAGCGCGTTTAGCGAGCACCATATCTGCACCGTCCTGCCACTTTTCGATCAGGTGGGGAATGACTTCGATAGGGTCCTGCAAGTCTACGTCAATCGGGATAATTGCTTCACCGGTCGCGTGGTCAAGGCCGGCGAACAGAGCAGGCTCTTTACCGAAGTTCCTTGTGAATGACAGTGGAACAACCAACGGATCGGCAACAGCAAGCGCGTTAATAATTGATTCTGTCGCGTCTTTACTGCCGTCATTGATGAAGACTATCTCTACTTCATGCTGCTGAAGCCCTTCAAATTCCCGAACCGTTTTATAAAAAATAGGTATCGCGTCTTCTTCGTTAAAGACGGGAACGACCAGAGAAATTTTCATTTCGCATCCCTAAAGACAATGAACTTTGAATAAATAAAACCGCACACCAGACTGATGGCGGAAAAGAGAATGAGAGTCACGATCGGAGCCATACCGGACTTATCGGCAGCCCAACCAACAGCTGCGCTCAAGGATCCCATAAACCCTACATACAGCATGTAGCGCATCGTGGTTGTCGAAGACTTAAACGTGAACCTGGCGTTTGCAAAGAAGCTGAATGACACCGCCACAACGAACCCGGCGAAGTTACCAAGTGCCTGGCCTGTGTGAAACGCATATATGCAAATAGCGAACACAACCCAGTGAATGAGCGTGTTGATAACACCTATTGATGTGTACTTGGCGAATAACTTTAACATTATAGAAATCAGTGAATTCGGAAAGGTCTGAAGTTTAGCATCACTGTCCAACTTGATCGACTCTCATATTTGACGATACTGTATATAAATACAGTTGTTTTGGGAGGTTGCCATGGAGGCAAAAGCTCAGCGATTCAGGCTTGAAAAATTATGTGGGGTTAACCGCTACTCCTGCTTGGTTGAAACGTCAGGCGGTTATGCGCTTTTTCAGCCTGATCTTGTGCCATCCAACGGAACACGCGTGCTGGTAAATGCGTTCGGACAACTACAGTTCGCGGTCGTTATGGGCGGTTCGCTCATCACCGAAGACGGTGAATGCATAGAAGGTGATGCTTTAGATGAAATCGATGTCATGGGAGTTGTGACCTTTTTTATCAATGGCGCTGCGGCGTTCACAGACGACAATCCGGTGATGTGATGTTTGCCCTGGTCGATGTGAACTCATTTTATGCCAGTTGCGAGACGGTATTCAGACCAGACCTGCGTGGTCGGCCGGTGGTTGTTCTTTCGAATAATGACGGCTGCGTAATAGCGCGTAGCGCCGAAGCAAAGGCTGTCGGGATAGCGATGGGTGAGCCGTTCTTCAAGCAGAAGGAATTGTTCCGGCGCGCTGGTGTTGTTTGCTTCAGCAGCAACTACGAGCTCTATGCAGATATGTCCAGCCGGGTAATGACCACACTGGAAGAAATGAGCCCTCGCGTGGAAATTTACAGCATAGACGAAGCATTCTGCGATCTGACCGGCGTAAGAAACTGCCGGGACCTGACTGAGTTCGGGAAAGAGATCCGCGCGACTATTTTACAGCGGACACATCTCACAGTCGGCGTCGGCATAGCCCAGACCAAGACGCTGGCGAAGCTGGCTAACCATGCTGCGAAAAAATGGCAGCGGCAGACGGGCGGGGTGGTTGACCTCTCAAACGTCGACCGGCAGCGAAGGCTACTGGCGCTTGTTCCTGTGGAGGATGTCTGGGGCGTTGGCCGGCGCATCAGCAAGAAGCTGAACGCTATGGGCATTAAAACGGCGCTGGATCTCTCAGAACAGAGCACGTGGATTATCCGTAAGCACTTTAATGTGGTGCTGGAGCGAACGGTCCGGGAACTGCGCGGCGAGCCATGCCTGGATCTGGAGGAGTTCGCCCCGGTAAAGCAGGAAATTGTATGCAGCCGATCGTTTGGCGAACGTATTACTGACTATGAACACATGCGGCAGGCGATTTGCAGTTATGCGGCCCGTGGAGCTGAAAAGCTACGTGGTGAGCACCAGTACTGCCGTTTTATCTCCGCTTTCGTCAAGACATCACCTTTTGCCCTTAATGAGCCGTATTACGGAAACAGCGCATCGGTAAGGCTTCTCACGCCAACTCAGGACAGCAGAGACATCATCAACGCCGCGATAAAGTGTCTGGACAAAATCTGGAAGGACGGTCACCGGTACCAGAAAGCGGGTGTCATGCTGGGCGACTTCTTCAGCCAGGGCGTGGCCCAGCTAAACCTTTTCGACGACAGTGCACCTCGAGCTGGTAGCGAGAAGTTAATGGAAGTGCTGGATCACCTGAATGCAAAGGACGGAAAGGGCACGCTCTATTTTGCCGGGCAGGGTATACAGCAGCAGTGGCAGATGAAGCGTGAAATGCTGTCGCCTCGATACACTACGAGATTTTCAGATTTGCTTGTTGTCCGATAAAAGAGGTGCGCACCTGATAAATCTTACAATCGGATCGGTGGTGATTATGCTGATGAAGGCATTGGGCGTAAAGCGGCAAGTTGCGAAACTGGAAGGAGCTACGCAAAGTTGTGGGATTGGTAAATTACATAGCGATGCAAGGGGCATGGCTATGCATTCTCTGTGTCATAGATGTGTCATGCATGGATGTATCACAAGAAAACGAGAAAGCAGGTAACGACACGTAATGACACAAATGCGTAGCGAGCGCGGAAAAACCAATGATATTACAGTGCGTTAAATAGTACTCTACGTTCTTCTAAGCCGTAGGTCGTAGGTTCGAATCCTACAGGGCGTGCCATTTAAAAACAGTTGCTTACGCCAGTTTCAAGCCAGCCTGATTTTCTTCATGAAACACCCATCGCGAAAGTAGCGTTAACGCACATTTTTCACAGCACAATTGACTGTTATAACAGTATTTTTCTTACGCTGTGGCAATTTTGTTATTCCTCTACCATGCTCATATCACCTCACTCTCACTCGTGGGGCTTTTTGTAGTTGCTGATTAATCTCAAGGAAAAAGGTTATGAAAAAAACGACTGCTATTTTGATGGGCGCTGCATTTCTGTTTACCACCAATACCTTTGCGGCTGAACTGCTGACGAAAAACGAGTTTGAGAAAGTTGAGTCTCAGTATGAAAAAATCGGTACCGTGAGCACGGCTAACGAAGTCTCTGTCGACGATGCGAAAAAAGAGCTGGTCGAAAAGGCCGATAAAGAAGGTGCTGATGTACTGGTGCTGACTTCCGGTAATACAAACAACAAAATTCACGGCACCGCCGATATTTACAAGAAAAAATAA